GTTGGTCAGGTAAGATGTTAATTTTTGCGCCCTCTTTACCCTTGAATAAATCAAGTACGCTAGTTATGATAAGAAGCGCCGGACCACCGAGCAAACCAATAACTGTTAGTTGACTGTCTGTAATATCTCTTTCTTCTACAATACTGTAATATGATGCCGTTGCAGCAATAATTACCCACGCTAAAACAACACCAAGACCAAAAATAAGCATAAGAAGTTCATTAGGATTTGACATTCGCATCTTACTCATGCCTTCTTCACCCTTCATGTGTCTTATTAACCTTTCAACGTAAATCACTAAAACTGCTATCGTAAAGGCTATTGGTAGAAATATCATCAGTCCACCATATCGGAAGCGCCATCTTGTGAGTTTTCTCTAGGCATTTCACCATTTTGCCTACTAATGTCCGTTAGTCTTTCTTCACCATCTCTACCTATGGTTGGTAGGTTTAGTAAGTTTAAACTTTGATTTAAGGTAAGAATACCTGAGTTGTAACCCATAGTTACTCTTTGCATTACATTTAGTGGTGTTTCACTATCCATAGCCTCAAAGGTTATAGTGGGTAGGTCTTGTTTACGGTAACTTATACCTAGAAGGTCTAGATGTGTCATAAACATTTTTAATGTGGATTCCGCTAATATTCTATGCATACGGGATATTGCTTGTACGGCCCAAAGGTTAGCGTTGAATGTTGCTGCGAATGTAGAGCCTTTCTCTTGACCTGCTGCAACTCTCGGTACTTGTAGTACGGCTGCTATGTCTGCGTTGATTGTATCTAAGAAGCCTGTATTGTTTGGCACTGAGTTACCCACGTCTACATGATGCAGTTGAACGTAGTGAGGCAATACAGGTATTTGGTCGCCCCGCAGTCCCTCGAATAGAGATATAACTTCATCCATAATATGTTGCAGTCTTTGTGCTTGTTCGGCAGGGTCTTGGATATGTTCGATAGCAGATTTGTCAATTGTAATAAATTGTTTTGTCATTGAGTCCTCAAGACTTATTCTATTGTTCATACTATTGTATTTCATGCGAATGGGTTGTTTTAGTGAGGTAAATCTACTTGCACCCCAAACACCATAAGTCTTACGACCCTTATTATCTGTAAACCAATTACTTCGATAATCAATTCGTATGTGCATTATTTCACGTGCAGGGATAGCCCTTTCGTAACTAGTTGCTTCACGTACCATGTAAGTAGTAGGTGTAATTATCGGGTTATCTTCGTCAGCAACGAAATAAGAACCTAAACCACCACGCTCATCAACTATGGTAATTTGTTTTACGGGTAAACTTTGTAGGTCTGTTACACCTACACCCTCTTTACCAACAATTTTGTTTATGTCATTTCCGTAAACCATGAGATTTCTCATAGCGTTAATCATAATGTCGTCAAACTCGATAGTATCTTCTACAAGTTCCTGTATAGCATTTCTAATACGGGCATTTTTACCTCGGCTGTAATTTATTTCGTAATTATTGGCTGTAAGAGAAACAGCACGAACAGCACCATTTAGTTCGGGGTCTAACTTTAACATGTTGTCATACAAATCAAACTCGTTGTCGTGGTTACTGTCACTTCTTAATCTTTCAGTATCTCTAACAATATCAGGAATACCTGCTACTGCATTGAATCCTTCTTGCATCATACCTACTCTTTGTCTCGCAATCATAGGGTTTGGTTCTTCTTCTCTAGGAAACAACCCGAATAGATTCCAAGGTCTACGCTTCTCGGCCATAATTCGCAATTTTACAGTTGGTGTTTAATGGTTTCGGTCTTTTTTTTATTTTTTTTACTTTTTTTGTAAATAATTAAACGCTTTACTGCGCTATTATTTTTATTTTTTTAATTTCTTCAATAGCATGTAGAAGAAAATACTATTACTAAGTATTATAAGACACAACCTTTCAGATAAATGTCATTGAAGAAATAAAATTAATTATTTACAGGCTTGCAGTACAACGGTTTTTTTATTTTGTTGTTTGCGAAAACAATGAAATGAAATAAGCAATCATTTAAGTACCTAGCACTTAACCCCTAATATATGCCTAATGGTGCAAAACAATACTATGCCGGTGGAAAAGATTTAATCGAGAAGTTTGCTAAAGACAGACATTGGTCGTCTATAACAGAGTTTGCGGAGTTTTTAGAAGAAATTGAGCCTTCTAGAAGTTTCCAAGCATGGAGAGGAGCAATAAACAGATGGATAGCAAAGGGTAACACCCTAAACAACTTAGAAGATTATGAAGATACTACTAAAACTTCTACTAGAATATATTATGACAAAACAAACGATAAGTATATTGCGTTGTTAGAATCACATGAAGGTATGTTAATCATAGATGGTGAAAAGCATCGTGCTATGAAAGAAGCATATTCTGATATTGGTGGTGGGCTAACTTATGAAGAAATGGCAAGAGAGTTCGATTTGCCCGCAGTTTATGTGAGTGAGTACATACGTGTAAACAAATGGAAACACGCTATGCAGCCATTTACTGATGAAGAAGTTATGATTAACACCTTAGATGATATGGTAGATAAGTTCTTAGACATTCGTAAAATGGAGATTCTAAAGAAGGCGGAGCAAAAAAAATGGCGACAAATAGAGAAAGACGCTGAGAAATATTCTGTCTTAAGAGAATCACTAACCGATGAGTTTATGGAGATACTATCTTCCCAAAAACCTGCGTCTGTAAAACGCAAACCTATGCAACACAAAAGTGATTACGCAGTAGTTTTATCTCCGACAGACTTACACTTTGGTAAGTATGGTTGGGTTGATGAAGTAGGGCAGCATTATGATTTGGAAGAAGCAAAGGCAAGAGTTCTTACAAAAACAGAAGAGTTATTGGCAAGATTACCTAGTCAACCGGAAAAGTTCTACGTTGGTATAGGTAGCGATTGGTTTCACGTAGATAATGATATTGGTACTACTACAAAGGGTACAGCACAAGATATGGCTGCGACACCCGCACAGATTCTTATGCAAGGATGCGACCTTGCACGACAACACATTGATTTGCTTAGAACGGTAAGTGATGTTGAGTTGGTGTTTATGGGCGGCAATCACGATAGACATACTTCTATTATGCTTATGTTGTATCTAGAAGCATATTACCAATCTTGTGATGATGTAATAGTAACAGTTAGCCCAAGTATTAGGCAATATATTACTTACGGAAACAACTTGATAGGATTTACACATGGTGATGGTAAAGTTATGAACAAGTTACATTCTCTTATGGCACATGAGGCTAGAAAGGAATGGGGTAGTACACAACATCATATGTGGTTTCACGGACATTTGCATCATCAATCCGTCAAAGAAGTCGGTGGCTGTTTAATATTCCAACTACCTAGTCTAGCCGGAGAAGATAGATACCACAGCCGTAACGGATATGTTATGGCTAGGGCAGGTTTATCTGCATATATGATAGACAAAGAAATGGGTGTTATAGGTAGTTTGTTTGCGCCTGTATTACATGAGTAGGTGAAATAAATGTGGACTAGTGCGAAGTGTTGGGCCTGTGGATGGACAGCACCGCGTATGCAATTGTCTAAAGCAGAAAGTAAAGTCTGCCCGCATTGTGGTAAGAAGGAGTTGCACCCATTATGAGTTTCAAGCAAGATTTGGCTATGGAACGTAGCCGCAGGTCTGTAAAGTATTTTTACGAATGGCTTGGTTATACTTGGGGAGACCACATTGGTGAATGGATGGATATGTACGGAGATAGAAAAGGCGCGGAAGTACATCGTGTTTGTGTTATTGCACCTAGAGACCACAGTAAATCGACTACTTTGAGGGTAAAACTACTACATCAATGTCTTTTTGACAAGAAAGCCAATGGTAAACCTTTTACATGTTGGTTAATTAGTGCTAGTAAAGATACTGCAATAAGAAGGTTACAGGAAATAAGAGACGATATGAAACTACACCCGCAGTTGTCTAGGTATCTAGACCCGAAGAAAGGTAATAAAACGGAAATACATTTCACTAATGGGGCGTGGATTATGGCTACATCAGTAGGTTCGGCTATTCGTGGTGAGCATCCGGCATGTGTAGCATTCGATGATGTGTTAGTTGATTCCGACGAAATGAATCCTACTACTTTACAACAATGGTTTAGGAAGGCTATCACACCGATGTTGAGTCCGGGGTCATCTTTTTATGTAGTTGGTACGCCTATGTCTATGACAGATTTGTACCACACAGAGATGTTGAATAATACTGCTTGGAAAAGTGGTACATGGAATGCTATTCCTAACTACGACGAATGGAAAGCAAGTAATGGAGAGGTAGAACCTCAAGCACTTTGGCCTGAATATCGTAGCGTTAAGTTCCTGTTGGAACAAAAAGATGCTGTCGGGGAACTAGAGTTTGCACAGGAATACTTGTGTAAGGTAGTTGACGATGACTCTTCCGTTTTCCCACACAACTTAATACGCAAGAATCTAGACTTAGATACTGTAATACAACCTGAAAAGTTAGACAATAACAAATATGTAATCGGTTTTGACCCTGCACACGGTCTTGGAAAGGATTACAGTGTTATAATTATTCTTAGGCAAGATGAGCAAGGTTATATACACTTTGTAAATATGTGGCGACGTAATGATTTCCCACCTGACAAACAAGCAGACAAATTAATAGAGTTGAGTAAACTATACGGTAACTGTCCTGTTGCAGTCGAAGATGTAGGTTTCCAACAGATGTACAAGAGTTTGATTGCACAAAAGGGTGCGGTAGTAGATTATAGACCTAGTAAGGTAGGTAACAAGACACTTAAGCAAGGTATCATGAACAGACTTAGAGTTTGGTTCGAGAGAGAAATGGTTTCTTTTCCGTATGGTAACGATGAGACTAGAAGAATGGTCGAGATTATTTTAGATGAACTTTCAACACACGCTTGGAGAGAAGGTATGATTGTAGATTTGGGGCGACATAACGATACAGTTATGGCTCTAGCACACGCAATAGACCAATTTACCTACAAAACACCTGACATGCCAGTAATTATGACAACTATGAAAGGTGGCGAGTGGATGGGCGGGTCTACAAGAAGTATTAATCGGCAAAGAGGCGGAAGTGTTGGCGGAAGAGTGATAAATAGGAGAGGATTTTGATGGCGGGACCAATGAAAAGAAAAAAGTTGTACAGGCACATTTTACAAGCGTTGATGGATGATGGTTACTTTAACGAGTGGCGACAGACCGATGAAGTTTGTCGAAAGGTCAACGAAGGCGTTCCTAACCGTTGGAAACAAATGGCACATAGCAGAGTCTTTATGTACATGCGAGAGTTAGAGGTAGAAGAACGTCATCTATGGCGAAGAAGCCAAATGATACGCGAATGGAAAAAACTATAATTTTATAAAGTAGTTTTGAAAAAAATTGTAAAAAATTGTGAGAGGTACTGGGCGTATAGTGGCGAGTAAAAATTAAGAGTTTTGGCGGCCGGTGTATTTTTTACACCGACCACCAAGTTTTTCTCTTATTCTTCTTCGTCAAGTTTTTTACTACCCATTTTGATAGTTACTTTCGCAGGCTCTTCCATGTATGTGCATTCTTCAACTGTTAGTTTTACTTCTAAGATTTTACCGGAATCATTGTTAATGTATTTATGAACATCAGAAGCAACAATAATTTTGTTCATCAATTTAATGCAATCAGAGCGTGTCAATTCAATTAGAGAGAATAGGTCATAAGAGCCGATATTATGCATCTGATAGCGTGCATTAGGGTATAGTGAATCAATTAGGCTCATAGCCGATTTAACGGCCTTATGAGAATAACAGGTGTATAATTCACCTCTTGTGAACTCGGTTTCCTCGAGTTGGCTTATTACTAGCGGGCGTTGGTTAACTGCTTGTGTCTCCATATTTTAACGGACTGCTACATAGTACTTAAGGTTAACTAAGTGGCATTCTCCTTTTAATTAGAGAATAGTATAACGGAAAGATTATATACCCGCATCTCATGTCAAGCACGGGGTGGACAGGGTATATTTCAAGGTGCATTTTAGCCTGACCTAATCATACTCAACGTATAGATTAACCCTTATAATCTTATGGGTGTAGCATTCTCCCTTTCAATATGAGACTGTATAATAATAATGTTTATATACCCCCATCTCATCCGAGACACGTACTACTACTACTGCGAGGCGGTGTAGATTCTACACTAAGTAATAAAATAAAAATAAAGATAAAATAAAAATAAAGATAAAATAAAAATAAAGATAAAATAAAAAATGACGGTGCAGTTTTTACACCACACCGCCAAATTAATTTTAATCTCTGATATATATTACCCAGAATACCCCATAATAATTAAATCTCTTGGACTTAAATACTTGTGAGGGGTATTTATTTCTTAGATATTTCAAGAATCCTCTAGCATCCTTGAAATGATATGATTCTTCACCATATGGGCTTCCTACTGTTATTCCGTCTTTTTCTGTAAATGCATGGTACTGTGACCATGTGTGTCGCTCCTCTGCGTACATATACATGCGTCTGTATGTTAGTATATATACCTATCGATTAACCATTCTCACCCATACCCACAGGCTCGCGACACAATCATCCTCAACGTACCACAGACAGTATATAATCTTTTTGATATACTATTCTCTTAATAGTATTGTAATATCTATATCGACATCTTTATATACTAACCCCCCCTAGCATGGAATGAGGAAGCAACATGCGATACACCGGAAATGATAAGAATGCACAACTAACAGGAAGGACTAATTTATATGGTAAATCATATAATGAATATTTACAGTCATTAAGATTTAATCTATTAATTAGCACAAGAAGATATAACGTATATACAGGACAATATGAAGATATATAATCAAGGCGGCATAATGTAAGTCCTCGACCCTTCGGGGTCGAGGCATTTTTTTTTGTGATTGTTATAACACAATGTTTATATACCTACATCTCTTCTAGCATAGGCAAACCGTACACACGCGAGCCGAGAGAATAGTTAATCAATACCTTCATATACTCATACCCTATCCGATAAACATGGGAGAAGAGGTAAAGACCATAAGCCAGCAAGTGAACGACGAAGAATGGGAAGTAATACATATGTATTGGGATAAGGCATATGAACAATATTATGTTAGAATAATGAATACGAGAACCGAAGAACAGAAATGGGGCTACGTAATTTAAGAATGAAAACCAAAGTCCTCGCCCGAAAGGGCGGGGCAATTTTTTTGTGAATGTATAATAATAATCTTTATATACTTATACCCCCTCTGAGACACGGGGTGGAAGTCGAGAAATGGGACTATTATAATAACTGCAACCCCCGCCCCATCATCAGCAGGGGCGAGGGCTTAAGAGGGGGAATGATGAGTTCCGAATAGGCAGTACCTAAACACCGACATACGACGGCCTTACCTCTCCATATCTAAGATATGGCAGGTTGTAAAAAACACATGTTACTGTTCAACCTTTATGTTTACTTGTTCGCGTGTGTTTCTTACATTCTATCGTAAGGGGGGTTAGTATATAAACATGCCGGTCAACAATACCTTTATATACTCATACCCCTTCCGCTAATCATGGAAGCGACAGTACGAGTAACCTACGAAATGACAGTAATAAGAGATAACGTAACACCCGATGAGTTAAGAGAGTATATCGAAGAACAATTATACAGAACCAACGATATCGGATTTGATTATGAAGCCGAAGAAGTAGATTTGGAAATTGAGATTGACGAAGAGTAGTCTTTATATACTAATAGTAGTTCGGATAGAATGAGGAGACAATATGACAATGCGGAATATACTAAGAGAATTGTTGAGCAAAGGGTTTATAACCCAAGAGCAACACGACAGAATATCCCTAGAGTGGGAGTATTAAGGAGAGACGAACAATGAATATGATAGAAGAATTAGAATTGAGAGAACGAATATTGAAGAGACTGTATAACGAAAGGTTAGAGGAATTATATGATGGTATGCCTCACTTGACGCAAGAGGAATGTGAAGAGTTAGCGATACTACACTTTGAACTTGAGAACTTTAGGAACTCAGAACTTTAAGAACGAAAGCCCAAGACCTCGGCCATGCTGCAACATGGTCGGGGCATTTTTTGTAAGTCGCCTAACATAATGTTTATATACCTACATCTCATCTCAGACACGGGGTGGAAGCCGAAATACCGGACATAGGCGAGAATGACTTATCACTACCTTTATATAGGGGTATACTGTCCTCTGTTCATGGTGAAGTACACGCGACGACATTATGAGGACATGGCTAAATGGATGAACGAAAATGTAATATCAGACGAGGGTTTTTCTGACCTTCAATGTGAGTCTATGATTAATACATTATGCGAATGGTATATTCGCGATAACGACAGATTTGATAGAAGTCGTTTCGAAACCGCTTGCGGTTATCCTCGTAATAATTAAGTTGGAAGGGGGATTTCCCCCAACCTTCTTAATAATTACCGTCTATAACAGTTATACAACCGTCATGCTGACCGTCTAGGCAATCGCAATTCAATTTAACTGCCTCTCTAGGCTTTCGTTCTTGTGCTTCTCTTTTTAGGCTGTTCCATAATTTCTGCATACGTTTCACTTCTTACACGGGCTACCATCGTAACCACTTACTGTTAGCCGGTACATAGGGTCATGCCCTTATATAGTTATGGTGTGGTTGTGTAGTTATTTTATATACTAATAATAATTTTTAAGTTAGCCATAATTTTTATGTGAGATTGTATAATAATAATGTTTATATACCCGCATCTCATCTCAGATGTGGCAAACGGTACGACGCGACAGGCGTATAATATCGGAGTCCACCCCGCTTCTAAGACGAGATTAGGGTATATAATCTTTGTTATATGGACTTCTCTTTTTTATTATTTTTATTTCTTTTTGAGATTTACTGAAAGAATTAATCGTTGTACTGCTCTATTATTTTTATTTTTTTTATTTATTTCATAGATAGTTAAGTTACTTACTTAAGTAAGTTATCATAAATACTATTGAAGAAATTAAATAATTAAATTAATTCCCAATAATCGCTATACTGAGAGCCTGTTAATTCTTTTTGTTAATTGTAGAAATATTAAGAATTAATTAATTTTGAGACTTAATCACCGAACTGCTTATATAGGGGGGTGCGCTACCGTTAAACATGGTAGCATTACGCGAACTATACGAGGAGATATACACAGTGAATTGGAAAAACGAAGGAGACTCAACAATTTGGGTTTCGAACTTCATCGGTGAAGAGGCATATTGTGTCTTTATCGAAATGAACCCCGATGTCATTATAGTATCGGAAACCTCAAGATTAATTTAGACTACGACGCACAACAACGAAAGCCCAAGACCTCGCACCCCCTCGGCATTTGGGGGGTGTGGGGCAATTTCGCGTATAGGGACGGACTCGCGAAAGAGAACGCAGTTTGAAAGGGTTTATATACTAATACGCCCTCTCCTATGGATGAAATGAAATCGGGGAGAGTGAGAATACTATAACCGAAAGATTATATACCCCCATCTCATCTGACATGGACTAAATGAGGTATCGGGGCGGAATAGAAAGGTTCTTAAGCGAATACCTTTTCGCTTAAAATAGCCTAAAAAGGCGGGAGACATAAAAATGAAACGAACAATAAATGAATACGAGTTCTTAAGAACTTTTGAAGAATGGACAGCAAATGATAGGAATACGCAATTTAGCCGAGAGGCTTTAATTGAAATCTTTGGTATTCTGACAGAATGGGAAGAGGGAACAGGTGAAGAACTTGAACTTGATGTAGTGTCAATCTGTTGTTCCTTTACTGAATACGACAACATAAGAGAAGCAGCGTCACAATATGATATCGACCTTAACGATTATCCTAACGATGACCAAGATGACGACTTATACGATGAACTTAATTCCTATGCATCAGTATGGAATATATACAACACAGACAGAGTACTAGTTCAAGAGTAAGTACCTTATTTTGTGCCAATAGAGCCAATCTGAGCGACGTAACAAGCCCCAAGCCCCCTAACTAGGGGGTGAGGGCATCAACGGCCTTAAACACGGACTCACGGAAGAGAATAAGGTTTGAAATGGTTTATATAGTAATACTGCGTCTCGCATGGACTAAATGAGCATCGGGGATGTAGAGAATAACATAAGCGAAAGATTATAAACCCGCATCTCATCTCAGACACGGGGACGGATACGAGACGACTTTTTTTAGAGGAGTCGTCCAATATAACGGTGTAGATGTTCGCTTATATACTTATGGGTGTGGCATTCTCAAATGACGCTTGTGAAGCAGGTTTCGAAATGATTATAAACCCCCATCTCATCTGATATAGGCAAAGTGAGCCGCTTCCATTTTTACACTAGGTTTACTTTTTGCACTAAGTAAAATAAAAACACTAGGTGTTGTAAAAAACACTAGGTGTGATAAAAACATGCTGATGTGAATTATGCACTAAGTAAAAAAACAAAAACTAAAAATTATATTTGTGATTGCCACACCAAAAACTTTAATAACCTACATCTTTTCTAGGCACGATTTATTGACAGGGCGTATATATATCTATGATGTATAAAAAATATTACCATAAAAAAACCCACCAAATCGACATCGACATACCTAAAGTATTAAGTACTATGGTCATCTCCCCTCAAATAATGATTGACATCGACGAGCGAATACAGCAAAAACTTTCAGACATGAAACAAGCAAAGGAAAACATGAAATTAGGTATCAAATATTCATCAAGGTCACTTGGTGGTCATACTACACAGTATCGAAAATTATGCAAAATAGCAGGTATACAGCCCGTTATTTTGACTCAACCTAAGATTGTTACAATTACACCAAATCAAGCCCTAGAAACGCCTATAATTACAGTAGGAAAACCATGCCGATATAAGGCATGTAAGGGTCGAAATCATGCTCTACATGGTGAGAAATGTCCTGTTGCTTCTAGTCGTGGCAAAACAGGTGGTAAAAATGGTCAAGGTGACAGTAAAAAACGTCATGGCGAAACTAACGGCAATTTCAAAAATGTTAGACCATGTGGTTGCCCTATGAGACAACATAAAAAATCCTGTCCTCAATCTAGATTCTACGGTAAATCTATATTCAGAGATGACATTACTTTTGACACAAAACTAAATCATGAGAGAAATCTTCAAGCCAAAAAATTACTAAATATTTCTTGGTTATCAGAAGCAATTTCAACACAAACAATTCCAAGTGGTTTCTTAAAATCACTAGATGGTGTCTGTGGTTGCTGTAACAAAACTATGAATGCATCCAAAGCATCAAAAGTACATCGAAGCGATGTAAATACACAAAATCCTGTAAGAATAATATGCGACGCTTGCGAGGCATAATCAACAGGTTTAAGAGTAATAGACGAGGTGAGACAAATATGACAAGAAGCAGATTAGGCAGTCATGGGAAACCATGTATGAGAACGAACGGTAAAATAATGATGACAATACGACCCGAACCATCGGTATTAGATGATAGAGATTTGGCTATGCTTTTAGGTTATCGTTTAGATATACAGCACGATTATTATCGCACTAATGAGATGAACGAAGAACTAGCAATAAAAATGATTTGGGAATATGAAACTCACCAAAAATTGACACAAAAACACGCACTAGAATTAGTTAGTGATGGTTATTATCTTGAAATATATCATCAAGGTAGCGATACACACGAAGCATTCGATAAAAATGAAGAACATCACAGAGTTTTACTAAAATTAGTACACAGGATTTGGCCTCAATTCAAAAATACAGGAGAGGAATAAAATGCAAGAAAATGATAAAAAGTTTTGGCTCGATTTCATAGAAATGGGCTACAAAGTAAGAAAAAATCCGACAGGAAAAATACAATTTGAAATTAATAATGTGTCTTTTGAGTTAGCACATTCACCGCCCGTATTGCTAGAAAATAGAGCAGGACTTGACCCTGAAAAACCAATATTATCAAGCGAATGGTTCAGACTATACAGAGTAAAGGAAGAAATAAGATTTGATGAAATGCTTACCACTAGCAAAAAAATGATTGGTAGTGATTACTATTGTCTAGGCAGAAAAGATATTCACGACATGGCCGATGATGGAGTAAAACATTTGACGCTTGCGAGGCAAGAACAATAGGTTTAAGAGCAAAGTACGTTTAGAGACAAATACAAGGAGAGAGAAAAATGATATACACAAGAATAGGAAAATATGGAATGATAGACGCATTTAGAAAATACGGGCGATTGAAAACTAGTGAGACGCATGGTAATTTTACCGAAGAAGCGGTTGAAGAGTTATTCGAGTATTATGATGAGTTAGAAAATTATGAATTAGACGTTATAGGTATTTGCTGCGAGTGGACTCAATATGATGACATAGACGAAGTTAAAGAGACGTACCTAGATACAAAGCAAGAGACATACGATTCTGACGATGTTTTTGAGTACCTAGAAGATAACACCTATCACATCGTTTTAGACGATGATTCAATATTAGTGAGGGATTTTTGAATGTATGGAGAATCCCCGCCTCAACACAAAGAGGGCTTCACACCAATAGGTGTCTATGATGTTGAAGGTGTAGGTCTATGTACGGGTGTATCATTCGCAGAAGAACAGACCGCTTCTTTTACAGGAAAACCGCCTGTGTTCTTTGAATGGGCATACATCTGCGACACTTGCACTTACGAAGAAGATGAATGTGAATGCGGTGATTATAATTCACCTTTAATTAGGGCTAAAACTAACTATGTAAAAGCGAAATATCAACACACGACGCTTGAGAAGCAGGAGGCGACACCTTTAAGAGTGGAAGCCTTGAGGACAATTCACCCAACAAACAGGGAGGAACAATAACATGACAATGAAAAACATGATGGCGGCAATTGGCCGCTTTGGAAATGACGCACAAGGAACGACTGCCGAAGAGGTTTTGGCTAACGCCGGACTTAACTTCGATGTGGCGATAGAGCCACTATATACCTCTAAAGGTAAACCGATTAGGTCTAAGTTTAATCGAGTCTTTAGACAAGATAATGACATGACATTAGGCGTGGTTGGTAAAACATACGTGCCAATGCAAAATGATAGACTATTAGGTATTGCTAACGAATTAGTACAACGTGGAGAAATTGACTGGGATAAGATAGGTATGATTGGCGAAGGAGAGAAATTATTCGCTTCTTTCAAACTGCCGGAAGGATTTACAATTAGCGGTTGGGATGATGTAGACCAATACATTTACCTTACAAATACACACGACGGTAGCGGCGGAATTAGAGTAATTCCTAGTAACGTAATTATCGGATGCTCTAACCAATTTAGTCATCTAATGGCAGGTATCAAGAGAGCAGGTATTGACCCTAAGAAATTAGTAATACGCCATTCAGCAAAACAAGAAGATAGAGTTGCTGAATTAGTAGAGGCATTAAGAGTTGTAGATATGCTCAACCAACAATTCGTATTAGATGCACAAGAATTGATACAAGTAGAAATGACTCAAGAAGATAGAGTACAGTTCTACCTAGATACTTTTGGGATAAAACAAAATGACGAACTAAAGAATGAAAACAACCGTCTAGGATTGACTACAAGAGGTCAAAATACATTAGATAAATTGCTAGAGATAGAAGCACATCCTACCAATAACCACAACGGTAACGGTGGGACAGCATTCGCAGTATTTAACACAGCGACCTTCTATATAGACCATGAATGGACATATGACCGCAAAGGTGAGAAGTCCAATGATAAAAGAGTAGAATCAGCAATCATTGGTACAGGCTCAAGAATGAAGGCTAAGGCATGGGAATCCTTAGTAGGAGAGTACCTATAAAACTAAAAAGTTGGCGAGGCTAGATAAACAGGTGCTAGTCCAAAACCGTAACCGATATGCACAGATAGAGTGAGGCTCAGTTCTAGACAATGAGATTTCTGATAAAAAATAGAGCATTAAAAAGTCGGATAAGCCAACAACATAAGGGGGAGAGAACATAATATTTCGTTCGTTGTGTGTCTCCATAAACACTAGTTCTCTCCCCCACCTAACTTACGCTTGCGAGACACAAAGAGTAAGTTTAAGAGTAAAGTAAAAGGAGCAATAGATATGAGCATGACAATAAATGACTTAATTAATTTTATAAATACGACAAGAGAAAACACAGATGATTTTGATTGGTTAGATTATCCTATTACAGTCGCTTTCAAAGATAGGGATAGGGTAGCGGTTTTATCAGATATTACTAGTATTTGTTTTAACGGTAAAACTACTCAATTGAATGAAAAAGAGTTTGCGAGGGATTTAGAATGAACATATTTGTACTAAACGAAAACCCCGAACTAGCAGCAAGAGATTACTGTAACAAACATCTACCTAAAATGTGTGTAGAGATGCTTCAAATGTTAGGTAGTGCCGTCATTAGACACGGTGCTAGACCCGACATGATGCCACGTACTAAGAAAGGTACACCTCTCAAAGGTGGCTACCATAATCATCCTTGTACTCGATGGGTAGGAGACAGTAGAGATAATTACATTTGGACTGTACGCCATGCCCTAGAGATATGTAAAGAATACACTAACAAGTATAACAAGATTCACTTTTGCGAAGCAGGTATTCGCCATCTTTATTTTATGGCAAAACTAATTCCCGAAGGCGACCTTACACATTTTGCTCTTGCTATGCCCGATGAGTATAGACCGGAGAATGTGGATGGTGATGAGATTATCTATCATGCCGATGGCGAAGCAGCAGTAGCCGCTTACAGGCGTTATTACCACAGTAAAGAGTTTGCTAAGTGGGATGGTCGCATCATGCCTACATGGTGGCGTTATGATATAGAGGGGAATATAATATGATTACAGATGCTTTTAAGGAAATAATAAATGATGAAATGTTGATGATAATTGCAGCACAATTAGTTTTTGGTATAGTTGCTATTGCCACAATAATAACTATGGCGGTGATATTATAGTAGAGTATTGTGATAACCCTACTCATGGGTTTGTTCTAGGTGAGGATTATTGTAGAGTATGTAACAAGTACGCTTGCGTAGCAGAAAGGAAACACTTAAAAGCAAATGACGACGAGGAGTAAATATGAGAGCGAAAACAGTACCGCACGTAGAATATGAAATACTGAAACATATCATTGAGAACATAGATATATTTGAGGTAAAAGAAAAGATGGTAAACGACGAACACTCGGAAAAAAGATTTGAAAAAGGAGCAACTAACGTGGCTCAATTGATTCAAAATCTAGCCGATAGAAGGGCACACAGGTTGCCTAAAGACCATGTAGATTACGAGGTGAAAGAATGAATATTTGTCCGTATTGTAGAGAAGAAGATACTCTAGAGGTTTCAGATGCCACAGCAGTAATCAATACCGTTCAACACATACCCGATGACCTTTTCATAAAATATCTAAAGACGCATGGTACAGATATTTTTACCATAATAGTAAATGTAACCTGTTCTGTATGTGAACAAACACAAGAGCAAATAGTAGATATAGATAAGTTGATTCAAAAGTATTATCCTGTGAGGTGGGAAGAATGAACAGAAGATGGATAAACTTTGCGAGATACAGCAGCCCTGCTATGGCCAAGGGTAAGATATTAGATTGTGGATTTACGGAACATGACCGGAGACATCCAAGTTTCTATCTCAAGATAGAAATAGAAGGTGTTGTGTATGAAGGTACATTGCCCGTAAAAATAAGTGGGGATGAGGAAGAATGAATAGATGTTTACACGATTATGTTTACATTGATGATTTTGAGGTTATCAATAGTGGTGAAGATGTACTTGTTACTATACGTTGTCATAGATGTAGCGAAGCACAACAACATACCATATGCATTGAGAATATGCTAGACGATTTACATTTGGGGTGGGAAGAATGAGTAAGAGTGGATTCACTAGACCGACACATCAACACATATACTTACAGTATTGGCCGTCATCAGAAAAAGATGGTTTGATATGTGGAGACAAAACAGATTATGTTTATGTTAGTGATGAAGTCTACAAATCTTTACCGAAGTGTTCTATTTGTTTTAGAGATAAAAGTATTATTGTCTCTGAGCAAACTGATGGTGAAGAAAAAGTAGAAGCATTGGGGTATCACAAAAAGAAAGACCCTATGACTCACAACAAATTAGTATTGGGGAGATTTCTATGAGTGGTAGTTTCTTTGCAGACAAAGGCTCGACGCTTGCGATGCGTAATGGTAAGAGTTATAAAGTAAGAGCGAGACGACAGAACATGAGCAACGGAAACAACTTAGAAGATTGGAAACCTAGTGATTGGGTCTTAGACCAACTAGATAAACTAGGAATGACAGTCGGTGAAGTAAAAATATTGAACAGAAGAAGAATGAATGAAAGAGTAGGAGTGATTGAAGATGCCGAGTAAAGCACAGAATAAAGCAAGACAATATAGATACAATATGAAATACAAAGTCCGTAAGGCAAATGTAGGAAGTGAAGAAGAATGAATAAAGAAGATAGACGTAGAGTAGCAAAAATAAG